CTTCAGTTTCAAGAGCGAGCAATCTATCGACGTCTCCGTCTTCATAATTGTTCAACGTAAAACACCAATTCTTAGCGCCAGGCATGATGATCTCGCTCACGCGAAATCAAATTATGATGTATAAACTGTTCCTTGTGTAACGCAATCCTGCTAAATTATTCGAAGTTATCCCGCTAAATTATTCAAACCTAGCGCGAATAACTTTTATGGTATCTTTTAGACCAAATTGGGGTCCAACGGTCTTGTTTAATCGTGGAACGACTGTTCAAACCAATTAAACTATCAAACAGCTGCTTTTGCCGATAATTCGTTATAGTCGAACGCGTGTTCAATATAGTCGCGCCATCTATTCCTAATTTCGCCGCGCCAGGAACACGCATGTCTTCGACAACTGCAGCACCACGAGAATGGCCATATATAACTTTGACACCTTCTTTGCGTGCCACGTCACTTAAGAACTTAGAGTACTTGCCTCGGAAACGTCTTGAAACGTCTCCAACGAGGGCGGTCCCGCCTCCAGCCAAGGTACCGATAGGGGACTCCACGACATTCTGGAGCCATTCGACTCCTCCACGTTTGAACGTCGTGCCCCTAACAAACATCTCCTTGTCTCCAGTTTTCGCATTTGTCCTAAGAGAGTATCCACGTTTACTAGAATACGCTTTGCGTGCCAAAAGACCAAAACTAGGATCATTAACATTCCGCTTAATAAACCTATTATCAACGCGTCGAGTAAAAGCTGAAGATGAGCCTTCATTTTTCCATTTATTATTCAAAGTAGTAGCTTTAGCTATTTTTTTTTGGTGAGAAAAACTCATTATTAAAATAATGACTTCTTACTTCGTTTAGAAGCTCGAGTACTAGAGGTTATAACCCTTCGTTTAGCGGCGCTAAACTTAGGGGTCATCGAAGTCTCCGAATGATACCTACATAAAGTAGAACCCTCATCGTAAACGACTTCTTGATTAGACACCATATGAGTCATAATACGGGTCGGAGATGTTAATCCCGTACGACCATGAATACGAATATAAATAGCATCGTAATTCTTGTCAATAATCGTATCAGACGCACCAAAACCTTCGTTTGGATGAGACGGTGACATTTCTATAAAGTCATGGTCAGAGCCTTGCGGTGCTAACTGAAATAAATGACGGTGAATATCACGCAACTTGCCAGAAACATAAGTAGGGTTTTCTACCATTTGCCTGGTAATATCAACACCTGGAAGGGATGTGGCAGGACTTGAAGTGCCAACAATAACACCCTGAGCTGTATCATCAAGTAAAAAATTGGAAGATATTCCAACTTGAACACGAACAGCTTCCCACCAACCGTCATTCTCATCAGAATTATTAATTAGAGTGATACGCAAAGCTTGAGAAACAATACGCCATTTATCAATGAGGCCTTCATTTACTTGACTAGCAACAGCTCCGGCCAAGGTAAATTGACCATGAGAAGGATATGACATATAACGCCCATTAGCTGGGCTAGCATTAGCCATAATTAAACCGTTGTTCAAACCAGGAAAAACCAAAAAATCCATGGTAGTAGCTGTATTATTAACCCATTCTTTCACAGCTTGCAATCGAATGCCCGATGAATGGTAAGCCTTACCATCGGGAATTTTAGGATTAGTAGTAGCAGTCGAAAATGGACTTCGATAAACAGCTAACTGATTAGAAGCAGCGGAATCGCCACTATTGGTTTTCATCGCCTGGCCATAACGGCGACGACGGCCTCTGGTGTAACGTTTGCGATAATACATGTCACAAATTTAAAATTGTGAGCATGTGCGCTTATAGATATCAAGAGGAATATGGATACTGGACATCAGATAGCGATACCAGTGACGAAGGCGGGTACACAGTAAATGATGGAGAAGGGGGGAGGGATACAGGGTTCTCTCCAGCTCTGCCAGACCCTCCCCCACCACCCCCACCTGAAGACACAAGTGAATTAGTAGACACATCACCGACAATTATCACACTCAATGAAATTGACGAATACAACGGAAGTTCCGCAGGTTACATACCTGCTGGGCAATTCACTGAAGCAAGGGCTTACCCGTTAGCAGCGGTCAACGCAACTAAATCAGGCGCAACAAAAATTGTTTTGGTGAAAAACCAACGTACCAACTATAACTATGCAGCAATGAATAATGAAATTTTTCGATTTCCGTACTACGTACCGCCAGGAGCAAACCTTGCAACAATGCCATACCCAGTGATCACATGGGAATGGAGTATGCAACAAGACGCAGGCTATTATGGCCCGCAGAGCATGGAAATAGCTGCGGTAAACACGGCCGCTCCGGAGACAAAAGACACAACAAGTCTAACAGCGCCTCCCAACAATTCATTAAGGTTCTCAACGGGAACAAGAACCTTTACATTAGTGACGGACCAAATTCTATCATTCACTCCAGGTGTATTCAACGAATTCAAGTTCTACATCAGAGTCGGCAACCCGACGTTGCTTCCAACAAACGGAGCCGGGCCGGCATTCAACAATATTGAAATGCAATGGATGATATCAAATATTAAAACAAGTGTACCCACCGGTCATTCCTTTGAAGTCAAACTACAAAAAAACTGGGAGAGCTACTTCAACATAAATGTTGTCAAAGACACAGACCGAAACCAAAAAGGCACAACAACGTCTTTACAGACAGTTGCAAACACACCTGAACCAATTGGAAACGGTTGGACGCTGTCCAACTCATGGTCATGGAATGAATACAACACAGCAGCAGGTTTCAAACACTGGGAAATCCCAGTGTCAACCTTTACCGGCAACAAAAACTACAATCTACCAATCATAGTGTTCCCGGAAAATGACGACTTCTGTAGTATGGAACCTTCATTCAAAATACCAGGCCCAAAAGCGCCTTGGAATTTAGTCAGTAGACATGAGTCATTCTGGTACGCACCAACATGGATGCGTTCTAGCGACTACGCACAAAACATTGGCACAAACGCAGTATTCTACTGTCCAAGAAATTTCAGAGGTGTTGTTTGGTTAAAACCAGGAACAGCCGTAAATGATATATTATAATTTACTATAAGATAAAGAGTGGGCCTGCGGCCCAAGGTGAGGTAATAATGCATCTGCGATTTTGCCTCACCTTGGGCCAACACTAGGGTTAATGTTAAACCTTATCTTCAATATCGTATCCAAATCATCCAAAGGATTCCTTTGTACACTAAAAGTATAGCGTTTACGTCTTAATATTAAACGCATACGAGCAACCGACGCAGGCGTCGGTCGCCTAGACATCATATCAGACAGCCTGTCGGCCATTTCCAAACCAACATTAAGTCTAGATAATCGATGAGAGGCCTCTGTCAAAGCACGTGAACGTGCTACAACCGCAACATTACGGCGAATAGTCCTACCAGCAAAACGACGATCCACAGCCCTAACATTACTTGCAGTAGATCGTATACGTCTGTAAAGGTCACTTGGTAATCTAACCATATCAAGGATTCAAAATAAGCAAATCAAGACGACGAATATCGTATCGATCAATTGACAATTTTGTGAGATCAGGTTCTTCATTCATCGACACAACCACATGACAAGGAGGCATGTGTTTCAAACGACTCTCATACTTGGAACAAAAAACATAGCCGTTCTTGACCTCCTCCAAGAAATCGTATTGCAAATAATCGCCCTGCTTGGAGCGCGGAGCGTCGATAAAGATGACCTCCGAGGTGCAATCAAGCGTGTGCGCCATATCTGCCTTCTTACCCGGAAGGAGTACCTGTGCGGGTCGGACATTTTTCCCAACAAACCAATGCGAAAACCAAGTCTTACCAGAATTGCCGTCTGTATCAACCAAAAAAGTAACCTTGCGTGCGTCAGGATCTTTTTGTAAGTCTTCAAACAAAATCTGTTGCCAAGGTCTCAACGGATGGTCAGGTAAAACACGTTTCGGAATATGATCGAAAACGTAATCCTGACAAAAGCGAGGAAACCTGGCAAGCACTTCAGAGTGAAGTTCACGCAAACTTTTCAAATCTACGTTTCCTTGAACAACGTCTTCCTTAAAGGCGTCAAGGTCGGTCCGCTGGCCCGCCGATGAAGTCGGGGGGGTGCCCACTTCGCTGAAGTTACCCTCTTTCTTACAGTAATCGATGGACTTCTGGACAAAGCGACAGACAGAGAAGTGGGCTTGACCCACCAAAGCAAGAGCGGCCGTACGCGTTTTACGACTGGAAAACTGAATGAATCCCTGCAGATGAGGGGTGCCGGATTCACCAATCTCTCTTCCAAAGATGCAATAAGCGACAGATCCTTCAGTTTCAAGAGCGAGCAATCTATCGACGTCTCCGTCTTCATAATTGTTCAACGTAAAACACCAATTCTTAGCGCCAGGCATGATGATCTCGCTCACGCGAAATCAAATTATGATGTA